GGAACAGTGCGTTCAAGCCGGGGAGCAGCTCTTTCAGTAGTTGTGCGCGTGAAATAGCCATGTGTTACTCCTTAGATACCGGCAGCTGCACGGTAGATGTGAACACCCTGAGTCCAAGTCACGAGGACTTCGACAAAGGAACCAGCAGCGGGCGAGGTATCCGGCACAACGTCAACCACTTTGAACGTGTAGGTGCTGGTCGTGCCAGCCGCGTTCAGAATAGCTTGTTGCGAGTCACCAGTGATGGTGCTGCCCACGTTGTTAATCAGCTGAGCATTGCCGCCAACCAAGTTAGCACGAGTAGCTTGCGCCACAGTGGTGGTAGCAGACACAATCGCGCACTTCATCACCAGATCAGGATCGTCAGCAACATACGCTTGGATCGAGTTCACGCCGTCAGGCGTACCGGTGGTGCTTGCCGGGTAGTACTGCGCATAAATACGCTGGTTGGAAGAGTTGATGTACGAGCAACCCATGAAAACGCCAGCCACTTGAACAGTGGTCGTGGTGTTAACAGTGGTACCGCCACCAACGACGCAGCCCGATGCGGACATCAGAACAACGTCACCAAAGAAAATTGCAGTGCCCCAGCCGCTTTCGATGGGAATCTGACGGGTTGAGCCAGCAAATACTTGGCCACCCAGCAGGTTCACCGGCTTAAAGCCGTAGGGCTTATCAACAGTCGGATATGCCATGTGAAACTCCTAATGGATTATGTGGTTCCGCGCCCAAACGACACTTTGGAACTCCGCTCTTTAAAGATCGGCATCCGCGAGTCACTTTGACGCATGAGAGTGTTGTCCACAGCCTCGGCTTGAGCTTGAGTCTGGTTTGCGTAGTACGCATTCCGTTCTTCAACAGCTTCAATCGGTGCTTTGCACAACAGCAAGCCCCCAACTTCAATGTTGCCTTTGAACCGGCTCGTTGACGATGGGTCGTTATACAGTTCCATCTCCGGGTGGTCTTCTGCTTTACAGGGAACCCACAACTCCCGAAGTTTTGCCGACACGTTCATAGGGTCAGCTTGACCTGTGATGCTTGTGCGTATCCATCTAAACTTCCAACCCTTGGATGGTGCTGGGTCAGGAATTAAACTGGACGGTGCCCAAGGTTTTTTGCGCTGTGTAGTCTCTCGACTTTCGAGTTCACGAGCGAGTCTGTTCTCAGCCATTATGCGTTCTCCTGTGCAAGTTGTTTAGCGTACATATCCAAAGGCACTCCAAGCTTCTTTGCAATAGCTACTTGCGTCCTAGTCAAAGTAACCTTCTTCGGTCCGTTAGAACGACTTGCTGGAGCTACAACTGTCGCAGCCTTACGCACTTCTGTTGGCTGAGTGGAAGGTTCCTCTTTCTCGTTGAAGAAGTCCGGAAACCGCTTACGCATGCGCGCATCTATTTGCGCGAAGTATTCATCACTACGCGGGTCTATACCCGAATGGACCAGTTGCTTATGCGCGATCAGCGCGACGGCGGTCATCTCGTCATCAGGTCCAAACCACTGATTTCGTTGCTGCCAACGCAGCGTTTTCTCATCAGGGCGAACTTGAGGCTGTTCAGTTTGTGTCGTTTCTACACCTTCTAAGTCATCTTGTAAAGGGGTAGGACGAAAATTATTTACTTTCTCCAGTTTCATCTGGGACTGCATGAGCTTGGTTTGAGCCTCCAACAAAGCATCCGCGTCAAAAGACTCGTGCGCCTCCTTGAACTGCTTCTTGGCCATCTCATACTCAGCCTCTGCCGCCGTCTTCATGGAACCGGCATATGCCTGCTCTCCGGTAGAGACGTACTGCTTCAACCGCTTGTTTTCATCAACAAGTCGCTGAGCTACACGTTTCATCTCATCCTGTTCGCGCAGCAGTGCTTCTTTAGCTCGCCGTTCATCATGGCGAGCATGGCTTAGTTCCTTAATACGTTTCTGAACGGAGGCACTGTATGTAGCCAGCTCTTCGTCCTTGGGATCGTCAGGCTCTTTCTCTAGGGGTTTACGGCCACGGTCTTGCTCCGGAGTGTCGTCTGCGATCTCAATATCTACATCGCCTTCGATTGAAACTTCGATGTCCGAAGCGTCCGAAGCGTTTTCAGCGCTCGGGGCATCCTTCTCATCCGGGAATTGATATCCTGCATTACTTGTTGCCATAAGTCCTCCTTAAGCGTTGGTTAAGCCGCGTGGGTCTTCAACCACGGCTTCAACGGTGTCGTCATTGATGATGCGGAATTCCCGGTCGTGAATCTTCATACGGGTTCCGGCGTACGAGCGGGTCAGAACAAAATCGCCTTTTTTGCACCAAGGTCCGTTTGGAAACCTAGCAGCGTCTTTGTAAGCCAAATCGCCCAACTCACATACAAACAGCACTTGAGTGGTCAATTCTTCCCGGTTAACAGTTGTCTCAGCCTTAAGCAGCCCACCTTCGTACTTAGCCTCAATGTGAGGGACCATACAAAGGATACGGTAGCCTTTTGGTTGAGGCAGTTGCTTTGCCTTTTCCTCTGCGCTTTGCTGCGTTGCATCAATATCAATGTCACTCATCCTGCTTCTCCAGTTCTTCTGCAAGGTCAATTAATTGCCGCTCTGCAGTAGCTAGACCCCGAATCACCCCACAGAGATACTGATACTCGTCATACGATTTGCACGCGCCGCTTGCTAGATCATCGGCGTAGTTGTTCATGTCAGTGCGCAGCTTGCTCCGAAGAGCATCTACGGGAATCATCACTTGCTACCCCCTTTCGGTTGTTGGTTCTGCATCATCTGCATACGTTGTTTGCTTATTTCTAAACCAGTACGCACACCATTTTGGTGGTCTTCACGTCGAGCAGCTTCTTTGTCGTTCGACATCTGCGCGCCTAAACGCGTGCCTTCTAACTGCTGTTTTGCAGCAAACTCAGCTTGTTTCAGCTCCATCTCGTCTGCTTTAGTAGCAGCATCCACAGCCAGTTTCTTCTCCTTGATCTCCACTTCCTTGGCTTTCAGCTGCAGTTCTTGCATCTGCATCTGAATCAGTGGGTCTTGGGCGTTCTGCTGGGCTTGCTGTTGTGCAACCATCGCTTGGCTAGCAGCCAAGACTTGCGGAGCGGCTTCAGCCAGCATCTGTGACAGCTGATACTCCATCTCCGGTGGTAGACCTTCTTCTGAATTCGGCATCGGTACACCCAACGCCTGTGACATCTTGTTACGGTACGCGTAGCCAATGTGCTCCGCGATGTGCGCCTGCATAGCCCCCATGATCATCTGAGCCTGTGGGTTCTGCCCCATCAGCTTGGCAATAACCGGGTCCTGCATCGCAGACGTGTGCACCTTTATGTGCGACTCGTGGTCCTGATACGCAAACGCTTTGACGGGCTTGCCAGCCAGCACGTTTTGATTCTCCTGCACCGGATCAACCGGCTTCAGGTCTTTCTCCGTCGGCACAAGCTTGTCGATGTTCTTGATACCCAACACGTTCAACATCTGCCGATGCAGCTCTGGCAGGTCGTATATCTGGGGAGCCGTCTGCGCCAGCTGTAGCACTGCTTGATACTGCACCACCCGCTGACTCATGGTCGCGGCGTTCGGATCAGACACCGGGATGATCTCTACATGGCGGTAGTCCTCGTACTTGGCTTTGCGACCATTGGGCGCATCCACGTCGTACGGATACTCTTCGTTGGCCGGGGAGTCTTCGCGCACCAGCTCAGCAATCAGCTTCAACTCTTGCTTAAACGCAAAGTGCACACGCGCCTGCACAGCACTCATGACCTTGAGCGTGCGCTCCAGAATTGCCAGTGTGGAGCCAACCGGAGCTTGATTGGACATGTCGCTGATCTTCATGTCTGCCGTAGAAGCAAACCGCCGACCCTCGTCCACAATCTTATCCAACAACCCCGCCAAAACCTGTGACGGCTCTTTATAGGGCAACGGCAGGATGTTGTCGCGCAACGATCCCGAGCCAATATCTACATCGCGGAACTCTCCGGGGGAGATCGGAGTGTCGTCGCCCTTGATCCGCAGACCACGGGTCTTCAAGCCACCGGGCAGGTTAGATAGTGTGCCTGCATCCACCAACTGACGAATGATGCTGGTTGCGCTCTTAGCAAAGCCACCGATCAGGTGAAACAACCCCAGACCATAAGCCCCAAAGCCGGGGATGTATTGATAGTGTATGTAGTGCAGCCGCTTTTGCTTGGTTTTGTCTTCTTCCTTCCAGTTACGGCGGATTGACAACACAGCGTTTAGCTGGTCTACATAAGTGACAATGTACGGCAGTGCTATCCCGGTTGGGTCACCGTCCTTATCCTTGTCCTCAAACCCCGGCAAGTCAAGGTCAACGCAGACTTCATATATTACATAGCGTCCGTCGTTGTTGGCGGAATAGCCCATCTCCTCGTCTTTGCGCTTCTGAATCTCTGTAACCACCTTGGGCGGCTCGCCCAGCTCCACGTCACGCCAGAACCCGTCGTACTGCATGCGGGTGATCTCATTCTCAGAACGACGCATGCGGTGGGATATGCGTGGGCACGTCAGCAGCTCAGCCGTTCCGTACGGCAGAATAATGTCCTCAGCCGGTACAAACACCGAAGTCTGGCGGTCTAGCCCCGGATCACGGTAGACCTTCTTGAACGCCGAACCGCTGGCTGGCAAGCTCCACAGCATCCGCTCATGCTCAGGACGGAACTCGGTCATGTTCTCCGTCAACTGCCAGTTCAAATCTTCCGCCACACGCTCAGCGGCTTCTTCCTTCTCTTTAGTCTGCTTGCCGACAATCTTTGTCTTGGCAGGTCCCATCGCTGGGAATGTCTCCATGATCGTCTCAGACTGAAACCGCACAACGGCTTCAGTAATCATGGGGTGGTACACACCACAAGCTCCCGGCCACGGTTCAGTGCGCGTCTCGTACTTCAGACCCAGCAAGCCAATGCCTTCCTTGAGCATGTTCTCCCAGTCTTTGCGAGACATCAGGTCGTTCTTGACATCATCGGCCAGCTCGGAGACTAGCGTCTCTAGCTCACGCGCATCCATCTCTTCGGCAAGGTTAGCGCTAAATTCAATCGCATCGTCTTCGCCCGGACGGATACTGATCTCTAAGCCGTCAGCATTGATGTTTACCTCTTCCGGATCAACAATCTCGATCTCGATGTCCGACTCATTCTCAGCCAGCGCTTCGATTCCCTCGGGGGCTTGGTACAGTGCCTTATCGACTGCCATGATGTGTCCTTAGTAGTATCCAGCGTGTCTCACGGACCTAAACAGCTTCGGCTCATCTTTCATGTCCGAGTCCAGTGAAATAAAGTTACCCTGCCTGAACCGCAGCAAGGCTTGTGTTGTAGTGTCTACAAAGTCGTCGTGCTCACCGACTGGGAACGCAGCGATCTCCTCGATCACCTCCCGCGCCCACCGTGTATCCGGTGCCCATACCTTACCACTAGCGAACAGATCAGCCACAGCGTTTACCCGCACATTCTTGTCGTTGCCTCGGCTGGGCGTGAACTCCTGCACCGGTATGCCCATGCGCCGAAACTCTTGGATCAACGGCGCTCCCGCCGCCTTCTTCTCAACGATGAACGCATCCGGGTCCCACTCCATGTAGCTCTTGTACGCCTGCTGCTTTAGCTCTGGAAACTCCCAACGATCCTTGAACGCATCGAGCAGTATCAAGTGCGGACTGTCGTTGTCCTCTTCGTTGTACCACACGCCCCATGTAGTACAGGCGCTGTAGTCGTTCGTGCTCTTGGTGTCGTGCGCGGTGTCCCACGACTGAATTATGAACTCACACGTGGGCGGTTCTTCCGGCTCCCACACCTGCCAATACTCACGCTTGATGACAGCAATACTGTCTGATGTCGGCTCCTGCTGGTACTGGGCGTTCCAAAAGCGCGGATTAATCGTCGCCTTTGTCTTCATCAATTCTTCCAGCGGCCACTTCTCTGGCCACAACGGATTGCCCGAGGGCAGAATCGCCGGAAACTCCACCACCTCCCACTGATCCGCGTCGGGGTTACGTGCTTGGTAGTCCACCATTTTCGCTGTCAGATCAAGCTGACCCCAGCGTGTCATCACCACAATGACCGAACCGCCCCACATCAAGCGCTGCCGAGGGCCGGTCTGATACCAATTCCACGCCTGCTCAAACGGCAGCTTTGACCCGCTCTTCAAGTCCTGTTCCGAGTGAGGGTCGTCGATCACCAGCAAGTTAGCGCCTCGACCAGCCAGCGCACCGCCCACACCGACTGCGTAGTACTTGCCGCCCTTGCTGGTGTTCCAGCTACCCGCCCCTTTTTTGTCCTCCGCCAGCTTTGTGTTGGGGAAAATCTCAGCGTATTCGGCCGACGCAATCAGGTTTCTGACCCTGCCGCCAAAGTCCTCCGACAGCGACGCCGTGTGCGTTGCCATAATGATCTGGTGGTCGGGGTTCAGCCCTAGATACCATGCCGGTAGCAGGAAGGAAGTCAGCTCTGATTTGCCGTGACGCGGCGCTATGTTGATGATTACGCGCTTGTTTTTGCCTTCGGCCACTTCTTTGAAGATGCGAGCCATGACTTTGTGGTGCGCACCCACTGAATAGTTAGGGTAAACACGTTTAGCAAAGTCAATAAGGCTTTTTTGGGCGGCTTTGACCTCCAGACGCTTAATCTTCTCGTCCAGAAGCTCCAGCAACGACTCTCGTTGGTCACGCGCCTGTGGAAGCATCTGCCGTTTCTATGATTTCAGCGTCTTCTACGGTTTTGGCCAGCTTGAAGTAGCGGTCCATGCGCGTTTTGATCTCGGATTCCAGCTCGTCGTCGGTCATCTGCGTCTTCTTGACCTCCACACGCTCAGTAAACAAAGCGATTTCGGTCACTTTGCCCAGCAGTTCGATGGCTTTCAGGCGGTATTTGGCGTCTGGGTGCTTGGATTCTTCCAGCAACTGCGCAATACAGTAGCCACGAATCTCCTTGGCCTGTTCTACAAACGCCCAATCGTACACCGTCAGCATGCCGACTAGGTGTTTTACCGCTGCCGGAACCGCTACATTGGCCAGAGCCGTCTTTTGTACTTGCTGGTCCAGCGGTATTGTCATTGCAGCAAAAGCGTCTTGGGCTG